TAGTAATTTTTTTATTTTTTTCGGAGATATTTGCAATCTCTGCCGTCAAAGAACTTAAAGCTTTCTCATCATCAGATGTATTAATTTCTAAATCCATCATGGGTAGTATGAGTGTATCACTCAATTTATTTGTTTCTAACCATTTCTCTACTGTCGCTAACTTCCCTGCTATAGTAGCAGACGTACTGGATACTTCTCTAGAGGCACTTTTAAATACTTCGAACAATTCAACGTATTTTTCTAGGTGTAGCAAGTCTATCAGAAACTTCTTACGGTTAGCATCTGTAGCAGTTAAAAACTGTAAACTTGCATTAGTATTTTGATACACTAATTGTGAGAAGGTTTTAAAGTCAACTCCAAGAATCTCTTGCAAAGTTTTATATGTGTTTGTAGCTGTGTGGCTAGATATATCCGAGCCATTCTTTTCAAGTTTAACTTTTATGTTTGTTTTTCGATTAACGGTAATTACATAACTATCATTATCCTTTGTAAAGGACAGACATATATTATATCCGTCATTAACGTATCTATTTGGAATGTCTGCTTTTTTGATTCCCTTTGAGTTTTTATTATACAATGCTTCTTCGATGATTAACGGTATGGAAGACTTACCCATACCGTTAGTACCAAGGATTTGTGTAACAGTATTATCGTCTAATTGTAACTCATTACCAGAACCGTAACTAAAGCAGTTATCCCATTTCAATGTTTGAAGTGTAATCATTGTAAGTTCCTATGATGTCTGGTATTTTAGCAGGGTTAATTTCTAGTATGTAGGTTAAGTACTCTACTAGCTCTTCTTGTATGGTCATCTCTTTGTCCATAATTAAAGAGGCTTCTGACTTTCGTTTTACCACTTTCTTATCTAGGAGCTCTGAATTCTTTACTCCTGCTAGATCTTGTATATCGCCTTCTACTTCATAGATTGTATGATTAAAGACAGTAGCAGTCATTTCTTCACTACTTGTAACTGTCTTACGAATTAGCTGAGGTAGTTTAAACTCTTCCCACATCCAACTCCAATCTTGTTCATTAATAAGTAAGTACCCTGTCTTTACTAAATTTCTATGAAACGAGGTAGTCATGGGACTGCCTGGATATACAATATTTCTTTGTGTATTACTATGAGAATGTAAGTCTCCTGCAAACACAACGGGGAAGTCTTCGAATATATCTAAGTCAACTTCTGGTTTAACGTGTGGTGGGATCTCTCCTCGGACATGGGTAAACAAAGGCTTACTCGTGTCAAAATGTTCTACTGCACCCTTTCTGTGTAGATCTGCGTAAGGCAGTATGCCATACCCAAGATCTTGATCAATGTAAGAGATATCTACTACATTGATAAGCGGGTTAATATCTCTGGAAACTTGCTTTAGCTGTGTAAAGAAAGTTTTATGTTTCTTTGTAGCCTCATGGTTTCCATCATAGATAATAGTTGGAATCTTTACTCCTCGAATAAAGGAGAAGTAAAGCTCTAACTCTTCCATATTTGGCAAACGATCAAAGAGATCGCCGCCAATTATGTGCATAGCACACTGCTCTTCTAGTGCGTATACTTGCTCAAAGAACATTCTGTAACGGTTTGTCGCCCACTTTACTGGAACGTTTTTCTGTCCCAGCTTTATGTGCCAGTCTGCCGTAAATAATATCACCCTACGTTGAACTCAGCATCGAGAGCTTCGTCATCAGTCTCTGCACCGTGGTTACGGAGACGGTCTAACAACTCTTTCTGTGCGTCAGGGGTAGGACGGCTCATAACATCATCCATAGACTTTAGATCTGTGATAGAGGCTAGTTCGTCTTCTGTAAGAGCACGAGGCTTACACTTCAATGCTTGGAGTTGATACTCAACATTGTAAGGTAGTGGGCCAGTCTTTACTCGCTTGAAACAAATGTCCCAGCCAGTTGTGTGATTAGTAGGATCTCCAAGATCTTCTGCGGCAGTAATGATTTGCTCCCACAACTTCTTCTTGAGATTTGCTACTTTGACTGTGCCATCGCTTGGGTCAATAACTTGACAAGCGTAGCTCCAGCCACATTTAAGGTCGGGATAGTACTCGCGTACCCAGTCCTGCTCTTTGTTGTTGAATCGCTCAGAATTTCTATCAAAAGATAGGCACTCTATAGGTATGTTCTTTTCGTTCTCGCCTTTAATCCAATAGACATAACGAGCTAGAATGTCTCCAACTACGCGAAATTTGTTGTCGCCGTCTTTGTATTGAAAGGTATTAATTGATGATTTCTGGGCTCCGCCAGTTTGCTTATTAAATGATAATGCCATTAGTGTATAGTCTCCAGTGTGACTTCTTCATAGATGAACGTTATTTCGTCCTGTAATACTATGAGTAGTCTGTTGTCGTTGATTTCGCTTAAATCCACAGGACAATGAAGTGGATCAAGCGTAGTTTTGTTATATGCAATATAATCTGCGTAGCTTCGTAAAGACGCTAACGCGTAGTATATGCATAGTTCTTTTGTTGTATACTTATAGGAATGGTACAGAAGCAAATCTCCATGAAGAAGAAAGCTGGGTCCTGTAAAATTTTTATTAGAATAGTTGTAGATACGGTCGTACTTGTTTTTCGGTAGTTGCTTCTTTATAAGCATTTCCATTATCAAGATGCAAGAGGAAATATTTCCCTCTGCCGTATCGTAAACCTTCTTCCAATCAAATAAGAGCACTATTATACCTCCTTTTTACCAATTTGTCAAGATATATTTTTTTAAAGGTACTTCATATCCCAGCCCTGCTTCATATAGAACCCAACACGATTGGAGGCTTGTTTTCGAGCCGTATTTCCTTTCAAGTGAATATCTATTATCACGGGGGATATTTTACCTTCCTTCTTTCGAATCACTCGACCCACAAGCTGTGTGAGTAGTGGTTCATTATTTACAGGGGTAGCAAGTATTAAGCAGCTGAGTGTGTCTACTGATATACCCTCTGAGAAAATTGCCTGCGTTCCGTAAAGAACGTTCTTATCTCCGTAGAGTATCTCATCTACAAGCGTTTCCCTATCCTCGTGCGAAACATCTCCTGTAACGCATACTGATTTATCTCCTGTTAGCTCAGAGCAGGCTTTTAGAAAGCTAACTCTATCACTTACTACTAGAACTTTATGCCCTCTTGCGGCGTAGGCCGCAGCAAGCATTGCAATAGTATGCCTGTACTCTTCATCATTTGCTAACTTAGTTACTCGGTTAGCCCAAGGAATTTTTGCACCATCCATGAATCTAATATCAGACGCTACAAGGTGTATTGTCGGGGTCATATAGTTTTCTTTAGGTGGCTTAAAGAGAGTATTACCAAAGTAATCTCTGAACACAACGTGTTTACCATCCTTTCTTTCTATAGTTCCTGACAGCCCTATCTTATATCTACAGTAATTTGTATCTAGTATTTTACTAAACGTCGGACTACTAACGTGATGCATCTCATCTAGTATGATTGTCCCAAATTCTTTACGAATCTTGTCTACGTTTCGGTAGAGAGTTTGGGTATTGCCAATTACGATAGGAGCATCAAGTTCAAATCTTCCACTGCCTATGATACCAGGTTTAAAACCAAAGACTTTCTCTACTTCCTTTGCCCACTGATTACGCAGAGGGACAGTATGGGTAACAACAAGTGTCTTTTGTCCAAGTTTACCTGCAATAGCTAAACCTGTAAAAGTCTTGCCCCAACTGACCCACGCGTTAATTATAGCATTGTCTTCGATTTCATCATAAACCTTCTGCTGGCTTTCTCGAAGAGGGAACTTAAACTCAGGAAAGTCTACAGGTTTGTGCACTCGTTTATCAACTATTTCATAGTGCTCTGGGATTAAATCCGTTCGCCCTATTGGTAGTGATACTAACCCGTTACGAATTATGCCCATATTCTTAATTATCTGAGGCGGATCTAACGGGTTGTGCGTAGGGATTGAATATGTAAGCTCTTTATCGAGCTTCTCTTGCAGTTCAGAACTACAATCCATATATATCCTGTGACTAATTACTGCTTTCATAGGTTTAGTTCATTCTTTGCAATGATGTATTGTTTTACAAAATCAGATCGTACAATATCCTCTACTTCAAATTCAATAAACGTAAATCTATCCATGCGTTTAAGAACCTTAATAAAATCTTGTAGTCCGTTTTGTTTTAGATCTGCCTGTCGAAAGTCTCCACAGAACATTACTCTACAGTTCTCACCTATACGAGTAATGATAGAATCTAGCTCATGAAAAGACATGTTTTGACACTCATCAATAAGAATTACCGCATCTCTAAGTGTTATGCCTCTAATAAATGAAGTAGTCATAAAGTGTACTAGACCCTGCTTCTTTAGGATCTCATACGCATCTCCACGACCAAACAAGTCATTAGAGATATCTTTATAAGGTTCTTCATAGACAGCACTCTTTTCTTTCTCAGTACCGGGTAAAAAGCCCATGTCCCGCGTAGGAACAGCACTTCTAATAACTACTAGGTTTTGATACTTACCCTTGGCCATATCATCATAGGCTAGGTACGAAGAAATAAATGTCTTTCCTGTGCCTGCTAATCCGTGGAGTACAAGGTTTTTCTTAGACTCAAATGCTTTGAGTTGGTTTCTGGTTAAGGGTTCAATTTCCTGCAGCTCTAAGCTAGCTCCTGCAAGTGTTTGTTTACGTCTTTTAGCCATAATCTATACTTTTCTCTTAGTGTCCTTGAGTTTCTCTTCCGAGTACTCATATAGCATCCAAGGTAGCCCCTTGATATGCAAAATTCCTGCCCAAGTATATCCTGTCTCGGGAGGCCGTGGTACAGTAAAAGGCACTCTATGACCTTTTACATATATTAAAGACGCTACATCTTTCTGTACAATCTTATCAATCTTCATGTACTTTACTGTCATCATCTTTGTTTTCTCATAGATAAACGGTTTTCCTGTATTATCTATGAAGTACTTTGTATTCTGTTTTAGCAGGCCATTAGGATGAGTGATCATACGTCTCAATCTTTCTAAATTTTTATGAGGCGTTTGCATTCTACGAGCACCTAATGTATTGCCCTGTTGATTTTTATCATCTAATATTAGCCCATCTAAAAATAATAACCCGTCTGACATATCCCAGTTCCCTGATTCCAAGAGAAAGACTGGGAATGTCAGTTTAGGTATTTCTCTATACGTTATCACCATACATTTTCTCGAACTTACCGCCTGAGTAGTCTTGATGGATAATCTCAAAGTCACATCCTACAGGAGTGCCAGGAATAGAGAGTCCTCTGTCAAGCTGTACAAACTGCGCTAGCTTGAGCATATACTCGTCTACTTCTTCATCGGGTACTTCTGCTAGAATGGAATCGTGTACTAAAGCAAAGATACGAGCTTTCTTTTTGTTTGCTTTAATCCAAGAGTTCATGTCTATTGCTCCTAGAAGGTTAATATCACTAGCAGCAGACTGCACCAGAAAATTAAGACCAGACCTAACGCTATGGCTCTGGATGCCTTTGTCTGTCGATGCGACATTTGGTAATCTCCTCTTTCTTCCGAAGAAGCTGTAAATGAATCCATTTTGCTGGATATATTTTTGATTGTCTTCGATCCACTCTTTTAATTTATGAAACTCTGCAAAGTAGTCGTCAATAACTTCTTGTGCATCTTTCCTACTAAAAGGTTTACCACTATCTTTTGTTACTTGCTCACTGATCTTGTTTGCACCTGCTCCATACATAATACCAAAGGTTACAGCTTTAGCCGCCTGTCTTTGCATACTATAAAGAGATGCTACTTCCGATACGTCACAAGGTAGTCTAAATACTTTGTGTGCGATAGCAGAGTGAAAGTTACCTCCAGACTTAAACACTTCAATCAATGCTTTGTCTTTTGCTAAGATAGCCGCAACATATACTTCTGCTGTAGTTAAATCCATTGCAACAATCTTATGACCCGGGGCAGCTTTGATACAGCCTTTTACAATAGGATTATCTCTAGGAAGCTGTTGCATATTAAGCTTGCCAGAAGAACTAAGCCTACCAGAAGTTGTGCTATGAAGATTAAAGCCTGTGCGTAACCGGCTATCTCTGTCCAGTTGCGGTATAATTTTGTCCAGATAAGTATTTTTAATCTTGGATTTTTGTCTGATGGCAAGAATGAGGGCAGGGACTTCGGATTGGCTTGCCAGCTCTCCAAGAACTTCCGCATCTGTGCTGTTTGCACCTGTACCTGTCTTTTTTCCAGTAGGTTTAAGCCCAAGGAAATCAAACAATAAGCTGCGAAGTTGCAGAGTGCTATTAGGGTTAAAATGTTTTCCATTAATTGCCTCAAATTTGCTAATAGCAGGATTCTTATAGAGTTCTGCTATAGCTTCGTCAATCTGTTCTTGCATAAGCATTTGAGACTTTG